ACAGGCTCCTTGGGGCGCATAGCGTTGTCGGCCCATTCGCGCAGCTCTCGATCCAGTTCGTTAGCCACGGGGCAACCTGCCAAACCACACACCCAATGCAAACACGCAGAGGGTGTGAAACGTGAACAACAACAGCTCGTACATTAGAACGCTTCCGGTGGGCACTCGTCTGGGCGGTGATGCGTCTTCCAGCCGGACCCGTCATTGGTTGCCAAGCCTTCGCCAATGTCGACGGTGCCGCCACAGTCCACGCACTTGCCCTTCATCTTGTTCGTGATGGTCTTGGTGCCTGTGTGCTGCGGGGCGGACGTGGTCGAGCCCTGGGCGCGTTGCACCTTGCTCATCTCCTCACGGCTAGGTCGCTTCGTCCAATCCGGGTTGGGCAGGTAAGCCTCAGCCATGCGTCCGAGGGCACTCGTTTCACAATTCTCAACGTGGCTCGTCTTGTTCACGTTGCCTTGTCCGCGGACCTCCTCGGCCCACCCGGTTGCGACCAGGTCGGGACCGATCCACAGCTCGGCGCGGAACACGCAGATGTCGGTGCCTGGTGCGCTGACCATGTGGGTGATGACGCGGGGTTCCTTGCCTGCTTCGCGCAGGTTGGTGAGCAGTCGGTGCAGACGGACTGCTACTGGTTCGTAGCCCTCAAGCACGGTTTGCGTTCTCCCGTTCGATGCGCCGGATCTCGGCCTCCAGGTGCGCGACCTGGCCCATCATGGACTCGAATTGGATGATGACTGCCCCGGCTAGGCGCATCAGCTGTCCGTCGTAGGTGTCACCGAACGCGTCAAGCATTTCGCCGCGCATCACCAGCTCCTTGCCGAGAGCTCCGATGGTGTCGGGCAGCTCAGGCGTTGTCACTGACGGCTCCGGCTTTCTTGGCGGCGCGTTTTGCTGCGGCCTCAGCCTTCTTGTCCTCGGCTGCCTTCATCGAGCGCAGCTGCGGGAAGCTCCACAGGCCTTCGGTGATCTCGCGCAGGAGGCCGCTGGGCTTCTTGTGGTTCAGGTGCCTGGTGGCCCACAGCAGCACCTCGTAGTCGGTGGTGGCGATGCGGAACGCAACGGTGGTTGTTTCTGGTTTGGTTGTCACGGTCAACCCTTCCTTGTTGGGTGGTGCTATCTGCACCACTTCCTGACTTGTCGCTTGGCATTATGACACACCATGTGACGTAGTTTCGGACTGCTTGCATACAGGTGTTTCCAGCAGCCATGACCGAACGGTCCGACGGCCCACTGTTTGCGTCCGTTGCGGGTGTGCCCGAACCAGAACGCCCGGTCAAGTACTCGGGCGTGTTGTGCCCAGGTGAGGTGCTTGGCGCGGTGCACCGGGGTGTCGGAAAACATCCGCCACGTCGTTTTTGCAAACCCGAACGCGCCCACATAGCTGCGGGACATGTGGGTCACGGCCTGGTCTGGGCGTTTCCCGGTCTCACAGATTGAGAGCTGCAGGTACACGTCCTTGGGTAGTGGATGGTTCCACTCCGCCCGAACAGGTGTTGCTTGCAGACTGGTGAGCAGGACTGTTGCGATGAGGGCACGTCTAATCAACCTTTTCTACTTCCGTTGGCGGCTCCCATGCTCCCCACGGCTTGGGCCGTGTGCACACCTGTGCGTGGAGTATCGAGCCTGTTTCCAGATCGGTGAAGATCTGAACCATTGTTTTTTTGTCGGCGGACCGCAGCACGGTGTAGCCCCACACGGGAATCATTCGCCCAGCCATTTGTGCAGCCACCATCCGGCGGTGATGAAGAACAAGCTAAACAGCCAGTACTCGGCGGGGTTCATTTGGCGGCCTTTCGGGATTCGTCCATGCGGAGCCTGCCAGCTTCGTTGAGGCCTGCGGTGGTGATGGTGCACACCATCTGGAACGCCCCTGTGGAGCCCTCCACGACACGTCCAGTGTCCTCGATGAGCCCTTTGTGGCGCAGCTCGGAGCAACGCTTCCAGTAGCCACAGCGGGCGTTGTTTGCGAGCCCTGATGCGTGGCCTGCCTGTTCGTCGGTGAGGCCGTTTGGTTCCTGGGCGTAGGCAGCCAGAAGCTTGGCCTGTTGGGAGCCGAGCCTCAGCCGGACGTGTTGTGCCCCGGCACGGCTGGTTGCCGGGTCGGTTGCCCGAAACAGCGGTAGGTCATCGAATGTTGTCATGGATTCCTCCTAGGTCGCTTGGTCGACACCAGCACCGTACTGCAAACAATGCTGGGGGTGGTGGATGCCGAGCCTAGGGGAAGCTCGGCACCCACCTGGCGCAGCCAGTTTCCAAGCAGTTACTGCGCGTCCTTGGGCTTCAACGCCCTGAACCGGGTCTCCCATTCGGTTGGGTCCATGTCGACTAGCTCGATGTGCAGCCACATCCCGCCGCTGCCTGCGGACTCCTCAGCGTTGGCGTAGATCTTGACCCCGGTCTTGCCTTCGCCACGGGAGCAGCGATACCCGGCACCGTACTTGCCGAACGTGTACCAGTGCACTTCCGCGACGTTCAATGCCAGGCTGTTGCCGACAAAGAAGTCCCAGATTTCGCGGGCCTGTGTTTCGTCCTTGTAGCCCAGGTCAAGGGCAAACCCTGTGGCGTGGACGGACTTTTGCCCTGGCTTGCCGCGCATGTCCCGGTTGACGTAGGTGCCCAGGTTCTTGGTGCCTTTCCACCGTTTGCCGCACAGCTCCGCGCACTTGAGGATCAGGGTGCTGGGCTTCTTGCCGTCCCACGCCGGGTAGTAGGGGTACTTACGGGTCATTAGAGCGTGACCTGCATGACTGTCACGGTCTGGCTGCCCGTGGCTGAAATGGCCCACAGTTCGTCGTTTGCGTCCAGCTCAATTTGGAACACGGCAGCGTTCTTGTCGAGATAAAAACCGTTGCTGGTGGTGACATCAGAGGTCGGCCCCAAATACACCGCGTTGTTGCCAATGCAGTGAATGTTCACCCGACGGGAAACGTCGTTCGTGCCGACGACCTTTACGGCTGCCATGGCAACGGTGTATTGGGCGGTGCTGACAATCACTTGCGGCTGTCCGATTTGATGCCGAACGCTGCGTCGACTTCGTCCTTGGTGAGGTTCCCGTCCAGGCTGGCTGCCGCCAGCTTCTGCAGCACTACGATGCAAGCAGACACGCCCGCGATGGCGCAGCTCTTGGCAATGCTGAGTTCGGGGGCGAGCGCGGCGGCCCCTGTTACGACACCCGCAGCGGAGGTGAGGAACAGGGCGACCATGCGTCCGACCACGTCTTTGATGATCGAGAGGTTCATTCGTCGTTGTCCTTCAGTAGGGCTGTCAACAGGAAGTGTAGGGCAAGTCCGGCGGCGGTGCCCCAGATTGCGGCGGACTTCGTTGACCCGCCGAGGGTGATGATGACGTACCACGACCCGAGCAGGGTCATGGGTAGTGCTTTCAGTTCGTCTTTCACTTTCGGTTCCTTGTTCGTACTGCTGCCACAGCTTGTGTGGCGATGGTTGTTATCAGCACGGTTTGGGCTTGTAGTGGTGTGACCCCGGGGGCCAGCTGTGCGCCGATCACTTTGGCTGCTTGCGTGGCGCGGGTATCCGTTTGCACCAGTGTTGTCGGGGGTACTGTCGGTGGTGTTTCTTCCGGGAGGGTTGATGTGGAAGTTGATGAAGTACTGCTGCTGGTCGCTGTTGCTTGCGTTTGTGTCGGCTGGGTTGTGCTTGTCTGCACGATCTGAGTCGTTGTCGTGGCGGGCACGGTGCTCGTCGTGGTGGTGGTCGAGCTGCTCGTCGTCGTCGTTTCGGGGACGGTTGACGTTGTGGTGCTTTCGGGTGCGGTTGTCGGTGGAATTGTCGTCGTGGTGGTGGACGTGGTCGAGGTCGTCGTCTCGGCGGTGGTTGTCGTTGCAGGTTCGGTGGTTGTGCTGGAAGTGGTCGTGCTGGGTGGAGTGTTTGCTAGCCCGTATGACCAGACGTAGTCGGGGCCGGGGTCACCATCCCGCCATGCGAGGCAATCCGCCCAGGTAGGCCAGTATCCGAGCGCGGCGTGTTCGTCGGGTTGGGTCATTGCCCATTGGTCGGTGTTGGATGCGTAGCAGGTGAAGTCGCGGGCGGAGGCGTTGCCGGGCCACAGGACTGCCGTCAGCACGGTTGCGGCGGGGATTACCCACCGCGTCGTCACTCGATCGGCTCGCTGGCCTCGGGGAGTGCGGCGATTTCTTCGGGGGTTAGTTCCCGGGTGATGGTTTCGCCTGTTTCTGCGTCGTGGAATGTGCCAAGGATGGGGTCGGACATTGCTAGGCCTTTCTGAATCCGAACACAGTGATAATGCCTCCGGTCAATGTGCCAGATGCTGGAGTAACTGTGAAACCAGTGGCTTGAGTGGTGCTGTTGATTTGCCCGCCTTGTGACACCCTGATGTTGCTCGACGCTGTGCGAACGTCCACATACTTCGCTACCGCAAGGTTTGGCCCGCTTATTTCCACAATAATTTGAGTGTTCAACGTAGTACCCATTGTGCCGATAGGCATTGAGGTGGTCGTCCCGCCATAAGTTGTCATGGCTGCTGCACCGACAAATTGGTAAAACCCTGAATAGGCGTACACACTTCCAGTAATGCTAGACAACTGCAAACTTGTGTCCGCCGCGGCACTTCCCGTCATTCCTGCAATTCGAATCATGTAGTTGTCGTAGGTGCTGGAAAACACGTTGCTAACTGTCACGCTCGACACCCCACTGCCCACCGTTGTGCTGGTGACGTACACGAGGCCGCTGTTCGCCAAATAAGTGTTCGTATCCGACGCAGTCAGAACCTCACCCACCGCGAACGTCTTGATAGCCATATCAGAATCCTAACTTGTTCTCGTCGAGCTTGCCCAGAGTGCCATTGTTCAGCACCAAATACGCATTCAAGTCAGCACCCGACACATACAACGTCAAACTGGTCCGGTCAGGGGTGGCCGACAATGAGCCGCCCTCGATGATGCACACATACGTTTGCCCACGAAACAGCACTTTTATTTGCACCCCGATAGGAAACGCACCCAATGTTACTGATGAGGTTGCTGACACAAAAAAGTCCCTGACGCCTGCCGCGTCCGGGTCGTTCATGTTGATGTGCAACGCTGACACCGACAACGCTGGGTCGTCATAGTTGTTCAAATACCAGTTAGCAAGGTCGGTGGCTGCCCCGGTGCTGGGTGACCATGTGTTGACTGTGTAGTTGCGGTACGGGGCCGACCCAGTAGCAACGGTTTGCGCCGCATACGCGTCTGGGTCAACCGTGATTTGGGTGAAATAGTTTTGGGCGAGGCTGTCAACCGTTATTTGGTCGTACGGGATGCCGGTGCCCGTGTCGCTCAAATAAAACGCGCTGTTGGTCGAGTAATCCTGTATCGGCTGAAAACTGAGCAACGCGGTTTCTTCACCGTCTGAAATGCGGCCCCCAAACGTAAACGCCAACTGGTTCAGCCAGTCAGCCCATGACCCGGACACGGTTGCGGCACTGGCCTGCCGTTGCGTGTAGTAGCTCATAATTGGGGTTCCGACACCAGCATTGGTTTCTGCTTGCGCTTTACCTAATTGGCCGTTGGTAGCCACGGATGAGTCCGCAACATACGCAGCAGGCATTGCGTACCCGTTGCCTGAGGTGCGGGCCAGTTTTGCTAACCCGCCTTCGGCTGTGATGGTGAGATAGTCAGCGTTACCAACATTGTTTGCGTATGGGATGCCGTACTGCACTGCCACGTCAGTGATGTACCCGTAATACGCGTCAAACGGAAACCCGCCAGTAGTGGTTTGCCCTGTGACGTAAATGTGCGCCCCGGGCAACAAATCTGTTAGCGGTGATGCAAACCCGTTGGGGTAGCGAAACGTCAGCGACAGTCGAGATGCTGTGAAGTTGTCTATTTGGGCTTGGCGGCCTGCTGTAATTGTCAGATTTTGCAGGTTGCTGATAGTGGTGAACGTGGCCCCGCCGTCGGTGCTGTACGAGGCTTCAAATTCCCACAGCATTAGCCGATGCTCGCTACTCGGATAGGCACCGACCCGTTTTGCCTCATGTAAGCCCGCAATGCGTCAACGGTGGCGTTTGGGTCGCCGCCATGCACGTTGATTGTGACACCACCCATAGCCCCCATTTTGGACAACGGCACCACAGCCTCCGGCCCCGCCTCACCGATGAGCGCCAGCGTGGGGCTGGTGACAATGCCACCGGCAGCCATTCTCGGTACATTCAACCCCCCGCCTTGGGGCGTTGCGCCGTCATCAGAACCACGGATTTTGTCAATGATAAAACGGTCAAGATACCCCAACTGTGGAATTCTGGCAGCAGCACCCAACAACCTTGTTGCAACGCCCCCGACTTTGTTAAACCTTTCAGCGGCTCGCGCTAAACGGTCAAACGCAATTGACAACGCAACTATGCCGCCAGCCATCAATACATACGGGTTTGTCGCCATTGCAGCGTTAACTGCGACGGTGGCAGCTGCGATACCGCCAATGGCTAGCGCGACTCTTGTAAAAATTTCTGGGTTGTTTTGCGCCCAAGACGCAAACTCTTGCAATTTTGGCAAAGCTTTTTCGACTATCGGCAACAACGCCGCGCCAATAGATTCTTTTGTTTCACTTAGCGACAAGGCCAAACGCTTGAAGCCGCCCTCAGCGGTGTTGGCTGCTTCCTGTGCAGCCCCACCGAACGTGCCACCCAACGCGTAAAACACCTCGTCAAGTTCGGCGCCGCCCTTAATCATGTCGCGCAGGCTGGGGTCCAGTTTGGCTAACGCAGCAGTGTTGCCGCCGTATGCCTTTGCTAGGGCGTTAGTGACGGTTTCCAACGGTTTGCCAGTAGCCGCCGAAATGTCCATTGCCAGCGCAGCAGCCTTTTGTGACTCCTCTAGGTCATAGGTGACGCGAGACAGCGACGCTAACGCCGGGCGCAGCTGGTCGTCACTAAAACCCAGCAACTGGCCTTGTTTGCTAATCCAGTCCTCGACTGATTTGACTTGGTCGTCGGTTGCCCCGGTGGAAATACCTAACTGCCGGGCTAGTTCCTTTTGGGCAGCGGCGTCTTCCATTGCGCCCTTGGTGGCGTCAAACAAAGCTGCGCCCAACCCGGCCAACGCTGCTGCTGCCGGGACTGCTGCTTTCTTGATTGCGAACTGGGCTTTTTGGCCAGTGGTTTCCAGCTGCTTGAACTCTTTGACGGCCTTTTTGACGCCCGAATCAACGAATTCGGAAATGATGGGGATTGAGATGGCCATTAGCGGGTTTCCTCGTTGACGGTTCGCATGACGTCGCGCACTAGACGCTCGAATCCGGCCTCCAGACGGCCCCTGTTGGCTTCTACGGCCTTGGACAGCACACGGGTCTCAGTCGGGGCCACAGTGCCCAGAGAACGGCCCAGAATGTTGTTTGTGCGCCGTCCAGCAGTCTCAAAGATGACCGCGCCCGGGTCGGTCTGCTGAATCAGGATGACGTTGCTGGTTTTACGGCTGGTATCCACCTTGACCTTGGCACCACGTCGAGCTTTGGCAGCGATGTACGGGAACAGGACGCGGCCTTTGGATTGCCACTGGCGGCTCATGCCTGATAGGGGCATTTCGGGGTAGTTGCGCTGTGCCTCGACAATGGCGGGTTGGGCAATGTCTTTGGCGTCACGGTTGAATTGTTTACGCAACTCAGGGTTAATCTTGCGTAGAGCTTTGATTGCGTCTTCAACGCCGACTAGCGAGATGTTGGCTGTGGTTGTCATCGTTTCCTCGCTTGGTCGTTCAAGATAGTAACAACCGTGGCTAGTTCGCGCCCCTCAAACGGTATTTGCGGCGGCCAGTACCCCGTCGCCACCAAAACAGTGGCGAGCGCGTGAATGTACGAGCCTTTCAGGAAGGGTTTTCGGGTTCCTGCCCCACAACCTCAATAGATGCCAGTTTTTTGATGTAATCATCAAACACTGCTGGCACTGGCACATTGGACTGTTTGCAGGACTCAAACGCCATGAACGCCAAATCCTCGACACCGATACCGGCGGCCAGTTCGGATGCTTTGCGCTTGAATTTGCGTTCCCACGCGACCACCACGAAAAGGTTGGTGGTGACTGTGTAGTCGTCGCCGTCGTTGGTGGTGACGTGCAGGTTCAGTTGCATTGGTTCTCCCTAGGTTGTGTGTAGGTCAGGTGACGTCGCGGACCCAAGTTCCGCCGGTGAACGTGGCGGTAACCATGGCGAGCTCGCCGACGGTGCTGGCGATGGGGGTGAAGTTCTCCAGCATGGCGTTGGTGATGATGTATTCGGGGTTAGTGGCGGACTCTGTGGTGCCAGACGGGCTGATGGTCAGCGTGGTGGTGCCGGTGCCGACACAAGACGCGAGGATGCCCTCCACCTCGGATGCGCCGTACGACAGGAACATTTCCAGCGTGACCTCGACGCTCTGGAGGCCCGAAACAAAACGGTGCCCGGTGTCACCCATGGCGGTGGACTCCAGCGGGTCAACGCCGATGGTCACCGTGACCGACCGGCACTGGTCAGACAGGTCGGTGGTGGTGACGCCCTGCGTGATGTTGACGGTGGCGTTGGAAAGGAATGTGCTGGTGGCCATAGTTGTCCTTTTGCTAGTTGCGCCGTACGGCTACCCGCACGGTGAGGTCGTATGTCGGCAGTTCCTGCCCGCCGCTGATAATCATTACAGACGGGCGCAGGTCTGTCACGGCTATCGCAGAATTCATAATCGCGTCGGCCTGTGTCAGCAGCCAGTCTGATGCGTCCTGATTACCGGGCGGTGGGGCGCAAACACGGATACGCAGCGTGATGTCGCCCACGTTGTATGTAAACGCTTCCACGGTTGGAAGCTCCAGAAAGAACGTCATGGGTCGAGCGTTGCGTGGGTCAGTAACAACCTCGTAGCCAAGGTTCAGGGCTGTCAACGCGGTTTTAGTGGCGTTGACCGCGTCCCACAGGATGCCGGTGGCAGCCATTTATGCGACCTGTGGACGGCCGACACCCAGCAGCTGAAGGATGCGCCCGAGGGCTGACGGCACCGGGAACGTCCCCATGGAATCAAAGGACGCGAAGGAATCGGCCGACCCCCTTTCGCGGTACAGCAGCGCGGCGTACATGATTGTGCCTAGGGTGACGTCCCCGCCGGGGCTGGTGGTCAGGCTGTCCTGCCCGTAGCCAGACTCGACACGGCGACGGTACGCAAACGCGTTGGCGGCCGACACGCATTTGGTTATAAACGCGGTGTCGTTTGCGGTGGCGACAGCGATACCCAGCCATTCCTCCACGTTGGCGTTGGTAATCCATGTGCAGGTTTGCG